TAGTATCCAAGAAGTTCTTGACCACTGCGAGTGAGAAAAAAGTCTTTCCAGTAGAGCTTTCCCCAGCAATAGCAGTAATTTTGTCACCAGATACGCCACCGTACAAACTCCCAGATACAAGAGCGTTAAGGATGAGAGAACCACTGTCCACGTATGTTTCAGTTTCGTCAATCTCACTTGCAAGCTTTGTAAAGTCACCACCAATCTCATTTACAATATCCTTTAGAAAATCCATAAATTACTTACCAAAAATGTCGTCATTGTTGCTATTTGTTTGTTGCTCAAGGCTATCGAATAGCTCATCGTACTTGGCAATGCTATCTAGCTTTGACATAATCTCAGCAATAGACGAGCATACCATAGGGCGTTCGTTACGTGCTGCGTAGGCTAGTGCATTGCGCAAGTTTGACTGCGCTTCATCGATGGCTTCAAGAACCGACTTCGATAGAGCCATTCTGTGTTCTCCTAATACGGTAGAGATATTCTAGCACATCTTCTCTGATATGGAGAAGCTCATCTAGACATTCCTGGTCAATTGCAGAAGACCTCAACTCCTGGTCGGGTTTGTAAACCGACTCGATGAAGAGGTCCATTGCTAGTTTATTCTTATCCATAACCTTAGCCAAAAAACGATTCCAATGTTACTTTCTTCTCGAAGCTCCATCCAATAGAGTCAAGAATGATTTTAAGTGGCTCAAGGAAGCTCTTACTAAACTGGAGTTCATAGTCAACATACTTCTCAATACCAAGCTCCCGTGGGAAGTCAGATATGAAGGAGATGACGTTCTCTCCGAGCTTATTAGGAACCTTCAAGTAGCAGAACTTGATCTTATCACCGTTAGAAATGAGTGAATACTTTCGATCCAACTCATTCTTTTTTATATAGTGGTTGTAGATCAAAGCTCCGCGACTATGAATGGGTGTACCTTTACCATAAATGGTGACAGGTGACTTGTACTTTTTGACGTCAGACACAGTTCGTGGGAATGAAACTTCCTCGGGAGGCATCATCTTGAACTTCAAGCGACAGCTCTCAATGTAGTCTATGACTTCATCTTCGGTGCCTTCCATCATAAGTTTAAGGGCTTCCTTAATCATCTTCCTACATGGAGCAGGAGTAGATGACTTGACTGCCTCAATGCCCATCATCTTAAGTTTGGGCTGTGCATAGCGTACTCCCTCGGAGTCCCATACGTTAAGAATGTAACGTTTCTTCGCAGTCCAGATGCCACGGTCAGCGATGTTCTCTCGCTTCATTTGCATCTTCTGGTCATACGCATTAACGTAGTGAGCCAACTCCAGGTAAGAACGGTCAATGAATGGTTCAACCTTGGCTTGACAGAAACCATCAAGGGCGTTCACGATCTTCTCCTTATCAACTTCCTTATCACCGAAGACTTTGTCTACGATAGGACCGACGTGGAGATAGATGGAGTCAGTATCAGATGCAATAACATAGTCAACATCTTCTGTCTTCAATGTCTTGTTCATAAACTCATTGAGCTTATTTTCGATCCATCGGATGGATGTCTGACCAGACATTGTGATAGCTTCAGCATTAGCAAGCTTGAAGTAACGGAAGTACTGGTTACCAATGGCACCATAAGCTGAGTTTAGGGAGATCTTCTTAGCCATCTGGATGTTATTACATCTAGAAATCTCTTTAACGAGGGCTTTGGATGGCTTGGTCTCATTCAACTGCTTAGCTGCGAGCATACGCTTCTTGAAAATAACACGCTCAGCATACATCTTCTCCATAAGCTCGGGGAGCATACCCTTAACGCGCCTGTAGATGGCTCCATTAGCGGTCATAGTCCAGTCAAGTACTTTGAGTGGCGACATATCCAACTCTTTGTTCAGGACCTTATAGACGTCTATCTTGCCCGATATATCACGGACCTTGATCATTGCATCAAGTCTTTCCTTATCAGCAGATACATCATTCTCTGCCTCGTGGATCATTGCAGTCATCCATCCCAATATGCGTCTCAGGTGAGATGGAATATTGCATAATGAGGTGAGGATACAGTGAGTTAAGGTCAAAGCTGACTACGTAGTCATACTTACCGGGGATAGGCTCCTTAACATAAGCACCAGCATACTTGGCATCCTTATCAACCTTCACCTTGGGGGGAATAACGATCTTCTTTTCACGGAGATAGTTATAGATGATAGTATCCCACATACGTACTTGATAGAATACGTCGCGGAAGTTGACCTTTGCATCAAAAGCCATAGTGATAGCAAGGTCGATAAGCTTCATCTTATCCTCCATGCGGTCAACCAGTTCCACGTCAATGATGTTGTATTCAACGAACTTCTGCCAGCCTTTGGTATAGAAGTCTTTGAAAGTATCAAACTCACTGTGGTCTAGCTTCTTTTGACCTAGCTCAACATTAGCAATGTGGTCTAGGCGATAGCTTTCCTGGTTGGTGTAGGTAAACTTCTTATAGAGGTTCAAGTAGTCAAGCTGAGTTACACCAGCAATATCAAAGTAGATCTTCTCCTGACCTTTGATAAAGTGCTTCTCTTCAGACACAAGCTTCCACGGGGAAAGCTGCTTCATCATCTTGTCTCCCATAATGCGGGAGATACGGTTACAAAGGTATGGAATATCGTAATACTCTAGGTTCCATCCAGTAACAACGTCCGGGGTATCCTTAGACCACCAGTCTAGGAATGAACTAAGGAGGTGGAACTCATCATGACAACGACGGAACTCTGTCTTAAGGTCCTTGTTCTCAAACTCACCGTACTTAGTCTGTCCCCAAGTAATAATCTTTTTAGTATTGTAGTCCTGTACTGTGATGAGTAGGACTTCCTCTGCCGCGTTCTCGGGGTCAGGGAAGCCATATTCAGACTCAACCTCAATATCAACGGTGATCATCTTCATCTTGGCGGTATCAAACTTGATCTCGCCAGGATAGTTGTCAGCAATATACTGAAAGATAAACCGCTCGTTACCATAGACGTTGAAGTTATCAACGCCATCGTATTTTTTAAGGAACTCTCTAGACTCGCGAATGGTACCTGGCATAATAGGTTGAACCATCTCACCGTCTAGAGTTTTCCACTCACTCTCTTTCCGTGACGTCACATACAATGTAGGCGAGAAGTTCTGTCTCGTATTGAAACGTTCTCCATTATCATAGCCCCTTAGAAGGATGCTGTTGCCGTACATCTGGACGTTCGTGTAAAAGCGTTGAGCCATTTAATCACCAATAATAACAAGGTATTCAGCGTGGAGTGTGTTCTCGGGGGTAACCATCGTTAAGATGTTGTCCGACAGGATAGCCATCTGTGTGTCAGATGTAACTCTCGTTCCTGGGAAGCGGGTTAGGCACTTCTCTAACTCAGCATTGGGGTCGTATACCACTGGGTCTATCATAACACAGTCTGGCTCCCCAATCTCGTAACCTTCCACTTCTTTCACTTTAGCTAAAAGAATGGTTCCGTCCTTTAGGATAAGAACTTTTACTGGTTCATCCATTTAAACGTGCCCTCGCATAGCTTTCTACTAGGTTAGATACTGGGTCTGTGACTAGAACGACGTACTTTTCGCTCAATACAAAATCACGTCCTTCAGCCAAGGGCATCCAGTCACTGTAGTTTACCGTAGTTTGGGTCCCTAGTCCATCTTCTGTTGGGGCAGCAGCCGCAATTTGGATAACACGCGGGTCAGTTAGGCGATAGGTACCTTTCTTACCGGCTGCGCATTGGGTGATAATGGTCTGTCCACTCTCTAGGAGTAGTAGTTTTACTGGGTCACCAGTCATATTTGCTAGGGCGTCCTGTAATAGTTCAGAGCTTTCCATAGCTTCTCCTCGATCATAAGAGTTGTTCATTGTATTCCTCATACCTAACTATTATAGCACATAAAAAAGGGGGCTACCTTGGTTTTTGCCAAGACCCCCCGTGATGCGACGACGATATGCTTTATTTATAACCAGTCTCTGCGCTTCTGGTGGTCAGGAATGACCCGTTGTAACTCAATGCTCAAAATACCGTCAGTATAATCAACATCTTCAATAACAACATCATCAGAAATAGTCCATACTCTGGTGAAGTCCCTTGCTGCTAGACCTTTATGGATAAACTCAATGGGTTCTTCATCGCGAGAAGAATGACCCTCTACGAATAGTTTATTGTTTTCGCTGTAAACTTTTACTTCCTCTTTTTTGAAACCAGCTAGAGCAATCTCCAACTTGAATCTCACGTTACACATCTTGATTAGGTTGTAAGGCGGATAGTTTTCCTTACTTTCGTGAACGGCACCCATTCGGTGTAGCCATTCATCCATTCCAATAGAATACTTTTCAATATCCTTGACGAACTTATCTAAGTCGCCTGCTCCGTACATTTTCATTTGTTTCTCCTCGAAAGCGAGATGTAGTGTGTGGACCCCGAAGGCATCCATCACTATTTATAATCCAAAGCATCAAAAAAGGGGTGCGGTTGGCACCCCCTTTTCTTAGTGATATCCTACTTGAACTTAACCTTATCCTTAACACGTGAGCCGAGACTCGCTATTATTTATAAGGAAAGTATAGAATTTCATCGTTTTTGTTACACAACTTAAGCTGGTCTGCGACCGCCAATATTGTACTTAGGCTCTAGGATCCATTCACCTTTTTCGCGGTATGAAAGTACCTTGATTTGGTTCAATGGAGCGATGTCCAATACTTCGTCTGCGTTAGCAAGCTCAACTAAGTTCCAGTCGGAAAGTAGCTTTGCAATGCGGTTACGACGCTGTACATCGTTTAGAGTGATATTGGTATGCTTACCGTCTAGAGCAAATAGCTCCTTAAAGTGAACAATATAGTACCTTCCTTGCTTATGCAGGATATGGCAAGACTGATAGAGTTTCTTCTCTTTACGAGAAGCAACACCAATACGTGTAAGTGTCTCTCTAACTTTTAAGAAATCGTCGGGCTCGGATAGAAATATTTCTACCATGTGGGAAGGTTCCCAGTTAACTAGCCCCCTTTCGTCTGTATGCATGATGGATTGCTCCCTCCCGTGTTAAGTTTCGCATAGATGTAATCAAGTTGTTCATTAGATAGGATATTCAAAGCTTGTTCTGCCTTTTCGGTGGAGAAACCGTAGTACTGACGTACCGCTTCGATGTGCTTTACCTTATCTTTCCTCAACCACGGAGAGAACCTTTTCCTCTTCCTCAAACTATTTATAAGAAAGTCATATTGTAACTTTTTATCAAGCTGAGGATACTTGTTCATTTCATTGGATTGCATCAAAGCATCCATCTGACCGGAGAGGCATTTGTTGATGATGAAGGGGGCATATTCTTTCTCAACATCAGGATCTTCATCAATAAGGTTAGTCTTAGAGAGGTTGATACTGTTAAGCCAATCCTTTAGGTCAGGTTTCATAGAATAAGTCCTTTGCTCTGTGCTGGTAGGGATAGTGGGGAGAAGATCTGATTATAGTTGTTTACTACATCATCGTTGGGATCTGTTACATAGACGACATAACTTGCCTTGATGCGTAGCTCTTGTACGTCGGGGTGGATGACTGGCGACCAGGGAGCAAAGCCTACTGTTTGGTCCCGTCCAGGTACCAACACAATGGGGTTGTTGATGACTAGTTCTTCTGAGGTTTCACTAAGCAAGTCTGTGATAACATCTTCACCAGACTGCATACGGATGAGTTTTACGTTCATAATTAAATAAGACCTTCGTCTTGTAGATAGTGGAGGGTGTCTTTCAAGCCACCGATATACTCGGTACCAATAGAGACTTGTGGGTATTGGGCTGTAGGACCAAACTCAGCGCGAAACTGGCGCTCAGTGAAGTCTTCATTCAATGCATACTCAAGGTATTCTCCGCCTAGGCTGAGAAGTAACTGACGGATCCTTTCAGACTCTTGACCACCGTCAGTGTATAGAACAACAGTTTTCATCATTTGAATTCACACTCGATCATGATTTCGGTAAGCATAGCTAGGAGGTTGATCTCCTGGTCTGCAACAAACGCACCTTGATACTGGTACTTTGCGATGATAAGTACAGCAGCAGCGATGGACGCTCCTTCTAGGTGGGAGTACAGCGCATCATATACCTTGCGGGTAATGGTGGATGTATCGTTGTCTAGGTTAGAGACAACCCACTTACGAACTTCAGTGAAGTTGCTTGACTTTAGATATGAGATAAGGTCATCCACCTTTACTTCGCTGAAAGCAGCGAGGATACCGGAGTCGATTTTACCACCAACAGAGTATCGTTGGACC